GCCATTTCTCGCGTGCATCATCATACCACTGAATGGGAGTCCAATCAGTCCTGAGAATAGGCTCACTTGTTAGACGGCGCTGAACATGTGAGAACAGCTTAGTCGTCCAAAAGTGGCCCGCAACCGTGTCGACCTGGCTCAACGTGATTTGACCACGTCTTGCCATTCTTAGCGCGTATGCACGCGCAGTCGCCTTTCGCGCTGCTGCGTCGAGAGGCGGTTCGAGTCGGGTTGGTATGTCCAAGTCTTGTAGTATATCCGTATACGCGATCGCATCCGGATGAATCGCTCGGCTGAACACCCCCCACAGGTTGTTCAGTCGGCCGATCTTCGCCATAAGTAATAGATATTGTTTCAAACTCTCTCCAGAATCAGGATCTACGGTAACCATCTCATCTCTTTCATCCCAAATTTGTCTGCTCGCCACTCGAATGAGTGACGATATTCCTCGCGGGTACTCATCATCTGAGTAAATTTGGGCGAAGGAGAGCCGCCAGACACCAGGTGTCTCGGGGCTCTCTTGCTTGCTGGCGTTGGATTTACAGCCCATAAGCTCCATCCAATCTGACCAGTCTTCAGCCAGTGAGTCTAACTCCTTTGTTACCTTCCATACCGATCCGCTATCATCCCCGCGGACCACGATCCACTGGAGATCGAGGGGGGTTGGAGTCCTTCCATGGACTCCTTCAAACCATTCATGCCCTTCCGGGCTTTTAGACGCTATGTCTATACATTCGTGAAGGATTAAATTGCCGATACTGTTGACCAGAAAAGTCATGAAGTTGCCAGATCTCATTCCGTATCCGCATAAGAACTTACCGTCCTTAGGCGTATCCAAAACGACCTGGTAACCAGTGACTTCAAGTCCACCTAGTTGAATGGGGGTTGCAAAGGCTGCTGCCCAAATCCTACGAAGAACGGACGGACAATCAATCTCGAATGCTTCGAGTTGCATTTCAGTCTTACGTTCCAGAGCCGGATAAACAGGATCGATTCTGGATCGACCCCCATCGTTCATGTGGTCCATTTTGTTGACCATGACTCGCTTTATAAGTCCTGGTTCAGTTGCGTCGGCTGCCACAACGACTGCCTTTTGCGGGAACAGGTCACGGTAGACCGTCCAGCAAAGGTATGCCAGTTGTGGCGAAAAGTGATGATCCCATCCGGAAACGTCACCTCCAATTACCCAACCTTCATCGCCTAAGGCGTGAAGCTTGTGTCTTCCTATCTCGAACCAACTAGATAATGCCCACGGTTCCCTCATGTCGATCTCGTGCAGGTCTGAACCTGATACGAGGTCGGCTAAGGGCTGTGTGAACATCCCATCAAGCATTTGCAGGACAAAGGACTGGGCGCAAACCAGTCTGTCCTTCGCGTTCCACTTGAAGGCGTCCCGCGCTTGTTGGTTATCTAGTAGCCAAGCATACTCTCTTTTGCGGTCCCCTCGCGCGAAAGCCACACTTGGCCAGAGGGGTAGAGAGTCAGTGTCTTTGAGAAACTGGCGAGCTAATAGCAGCGCATCTTGAAGATGCGCGGCCTTCCTGGTACTCGTACTATTCGCATCAGAAAACCACGGATTGCCCGCGGATTTGTCTAAGATGTGGGATATTCGAAGCGCCCCTGAGTGTGACGCAGGGGTAGCCGGCACTAAGTGCGCGGGTCTGAGGCCTCGAGGCCCAATTCTGGAGGCAATTGCCTCTTCCATTCTTTTAAGCACGCGAGCGGTCGCCTCATAGGCAATGGACCATGGTATAGGTGTTGGTCCTTTCTTAAATTCGTCTCCTTCGGGGCCCATGATTAGAGCCTGTTCCAAAAGGTGGAACGGATTTCGGCCGCCGCGGCCTTCAAGCACATCTTCCCAGGGTCCTTCCCAGGCCTGGAGGTCCCCACTATAGTGTCTGGGGACGCTGGTGCGTAGTAGTTCGACATAGGACTTGGGTTTAAAGTGTCGCCCAAGATCAGTCATGGCAGGCGTGTTTGATAACACGGTAAAGGCACCGCCACGTGCCTCGCCAGTAGTTTTGCGTGATTCGTTGTTTATTAGCCTGATCGTTAGCCCTGCTTGATGCAGAGGAAGTTGATCCCATAGGTCGGAAAGGCGCCACGCGTCGTTGATCGCCTTGGTTCCGAAAGCTTGTTGCACATTATTTAATTCATGTTTCGTCATTGTGATTTCTCCTTGTTAGAAGTTTTGAGAGATAGACTCCTCAGGGAGCCGAAAGGCCACACCTGTTT